ATACCGCGTGAACCAATTGTCAGGACAACCTTATCAAATGGTACTGTTGAATTCATTGAATCGGAGCCATATTCTGTATTAATTTTCTGCCACAGAAATGGTAATACTTGATTGCTTGTATATGCAAGTTCCCATGTGCTGCGTTCAAAATAAACTATTAATCTATCTTTAATAAATTCAACGCTAATGATTTCTTCTTCAGTTGGTGCATCAATCCATCCACCACCACTTGCACCAACTTCATTTGGTTCATACCAGGCTGTTGCGGAAAGAGGACTACCATTATGTGAATATCGAATACGATTTTTATATGAAGTATTAACCGTTCCTGCTGCATTTTGTTCTATTGTATTAAATAAAACTAAACGATCTTTAAATGGCACGATCATCTTTGCAGTCTTAATCTTATCACCTGCAACAAAGAAATTTGGATTAAACGCTGTCCATGCTGCGCCACTGTAATACCACATAGAATCATCTGATGCGTCTGGTGTTCCAATTGTCGCATTAAAGTTCGTAGTAAATAAGTAAGTATCACTAAATGTTAATCCAGTCCAATTTGCTGCCCAAAAAAACTGTGAATTGCTTCCATGCCATTGCGAAGCTGTTGGACCGATCAAGTCCCATGAGGCACCATTAAATTTATATGCAAACTGTGTGTCAAATGCGACTGCAGGACTATCATTAATAGTTCCTGATTCATGTTGTGTAAGTCCCATCACTGGTTCTGATGTATAAAAATATATTTGCGTTGTAGCAGGAGCACCATTAAATGCATATACACCAGTAGTTGTATTAAGCGTGCATGTTGTCGTTGCATCAGTCTTCAGCATTGTTGCAGGAGTTCCAAGTACCGAAACAGTATAAATCACCGTTCCGATAGAAAAGATTTGTCCTACCTTAAATACAGATCCGGGAACGGTGCCTGTGGCTGCGCCGGCACCGTCGGTAATACCAACAGCTGCACCGCCTGTAAGTTTAATTCTTAGTCGTGAAAATAATTGTGCATTTGATGATGTAGTTGCGCCATACCCAGTTAAAGAACTACCAAAACGTTTTCTGACTCTTCCTCTAAAGATATATGCATTATTTAATTGCTGAAATGCATCTTCTGGAATAAGCCACGGTTTAAGATCGGTTTCAAGTCCAGTTTCAAATGGAGCGATTAAAAATTTATCAAATGAGCCTGGCATGTCATCCTTTCTATACCCCAATAACTTGGTAGTAAAAATTACGAGTACCACCTGCGGTATTTGTATTAAGAACGTTAATATCGTCTTCATCAAAACTTGTTACATAAAAAGGCAGAGCCATTCCAGCAGCACCATCTAAAGTAATTTGCGCTGAATACGCTGTTGTCATTGTTATTGTTGTATCATACGTAGCAGTTCCTGCAGAATCAGCATCAACGGTTCCTTTGCCCCATTTGATTATTATTCCTGATGGAAGTATGGCACAACCAGTTTCAGCTTTTTTAGATGCTGTTACTTCAACTTCAGTTCCATCACTTTCTGGACGATAGTAAAGAGCTGGATCACCGGCAGCATTATCTTTACTGTATAAAGCTACTTCGTTTGCGGCAGTAGTTGGAGCTGCTGCTTGTTTAACTAATGTGACATAAATGTGTTTACCTTGATTACCCGCATTAAAGTCTTCGTGTTTATTTCAAGATATGTTTTAAGTTCTGAAAAGTTAGCTAAAATTTGTGGTTGTGATGTTGCGCCCGAATCTGTTGGTTGTGGAATAGCGTCATTATATGCCATTGATACACCTTTATTTAAACTGATTTATATCTTCTTTATCTATAAAATCTACCGCTATAAAACTGTTATCAAATTGTTTATTAAAACAGTATGGCAATATCATGAAACTCGTAGCCATGATTGCTACAAAAAGTATTGTGTACATGATTACGAAAATAATATCTTTATAGTTTATATTTATCATGATACGCGCCATTCCATGTTTTATTTGATTTCCGTATCTTTTTCACTGACTTTATCGTGTAGCGCAAGAACATTAATTTAAATAGTATGACTCCTAAGACCACACAATAAAGTGAAAACTGCTGATCAAAATAGTCCATTGTCACTTACTCCTGGAATTATTTGGCCTGCATAAATTGTTGCCGCTCGTTGAGTAGAATCTTGTATTAATGTTCTTGCTAATACCAACATTTCTTGCTTTTTAAATTCTGGTAAAATTGCTTGTATGCTATCTGTATCCATACGATCTTCGAATACTTTCTTTGATGCACCATATGCAATATATTGCCACCACTGTGAAAGTAACGGTGCATCATCTGGATCAGATAAAATATCTAATGGTCGTGCTGCAACTTGTACATCAACCCGATATGATTTATCAGGAACAGGTCGCATTTCGAATTTATTATCGTAATAAAATATACCTGAAGGTTTGGATACACTTATTGGGACAACTGATGCTTCAATTTTTTCTCCAGTTGCTGGAGCTGAAGGGAATGTAAATGAGTACACTCCTGTAACATAATCAATGGTTCCAAGGCTTGCTGTAGTACCAGGAATATATAACCCACCTGTTTTGGTAGGATTTCCTGTAACGCCGCTTATAATGGGACTATCCACTAACACAATTCCTGCATCGTTTGAATCAATCGACGTAAACGTAACATGGTTTTGTAATAATGGCTTACTAGATAGCGTTCCAGAGAATTCTGTTGTTACTCCATCTCCAGTTGAACCTGTTGCAAGTGTGTAATTAGTTTTTGGATATGCTGCATAAAACTGCTCAACATTTTGAGCAAAAAATGATTCATAGCCTGAAATATAAATAGGTCCGTAAACATTAGTGTATTTATTTTTAAAATTGTATAAAGGGTCGTCACTGTTTACGGTATTGTTTTCGTACGTAGAAATGTATGGTTGTGTATAAAAAGTTAAAGTCTTACATAAACTAAATACACGAAGATTTTCTGGGAAATCGTAAAGCACAAATGTATTAATATAATTATCTAAATCATTATTGCTGAGTTGTGCTGTTGATAAGCTTCTAGTTAGTCTTCTTACTTTTGTACGTATTTGTGCAAGTGTGGAGTAGGAAGAATCAGGTGCTGGAATGGCCATTTCAATCTCCTAATTAATTTGCGTTATGGGTTGCCGCACTTAACATATCGTTTGCTTCTCCTACGGGCACCACTTGTGCACACGTATTCTGATAATATGCAGGAGAAACCGGTATGCTAAAAGCATCAAATGCAGACGCATCAACGGGTAACGTGAATGTGTCTGTACCTGTTACCGTTATTTCTCCAACAAACTTATCTATCTGTTGCATGCCAACATCTACAGGTATACGCAATCGAACAATAGTTCCCGATTCATAGTCATGATCAAATGTTGTTGTAACAACTACAGGATGAGTTTGAGTAATTGCTGAAATAATTCTCATCGCGGGTTGAAACGTAGGATCTTCGCTTGCATAACATGTCGACATCGCACCTCCTTACAGACTAAAGATTTTTAACAGTTATAATCTGTTTATCACCGTGTTCGAATTCATCTACATCAACAAATTCTAAACTTTGGAATGCAAATCTTCTAACCTTTTGTCCGATTAGTTGTGATGTTTTGCCATTTTCGTCTTGTGTATACTTATGAATTGGATACCAGCCATTTTTATTTAAATGTTTAGCTACTCCAAGAGGAATGGTACGTATTTCACCATCAAGAAACTTATACGTTTTAACTGGTTCTGGTTTATATTTCTTATATACAAACTCAAGTTGTCCACCAGGAACTTCAAAGTTTCTAAATATACCCTTAACAGGTACAGCATCTTTTTTTCTTTGGTATTCAAGATTCTTACTTAAATCTTCTTTTACAATTTGCTTTGTTGCTTTGCTTGCGGTGTTTGCTTCGCTCATTTCTATCATCTATTCTCCTTTTTGGTTGTTTTTCAAGGTAACTTTCATACCTTCATGGTCATAAATCAAGGTAAGGGGAAGGAAAACCTCCCCCTTACGAACGATTATAAGTTAGATGATTTACCAGCTGTCCAGAAAATTACATCGCTTGTGGAACCTGCAGGGCTCAATACGCCTGTTGCAAGAATCATACCGATATAGCCTCTGTTTTCTGTTGCATCATCAAGCAAGTTTGCGTAATCACTTGTTGCTGCTTCACCTACTGGAATGACAAGTGCTTGGCTAAATCCAACTGCGCCAATGGCGGTAAGTGGGAATGCAAACGCTGTAAATCCTGTAGAATCAACATTAACTGTGATTGTTCCAGCTGTGATTGCTGTAATTGTTACAAGTTCGTCGTTCATTTCAATCATGCCAAATGCTGATGGTACTTTGATACGTACTTTTTGGCCAACTGTGTAGCCATGAGCAACGGTCATTGTAATAACAGCGCTTGCTGCTTGTGTGATTTTCGAAATTGAACGATGTCTTGGATAGAACTGAGGATTGTAAGCGATCTTTCTAATCGACCCAGTTGTACCCGCAACGATTTGGTCCATATAATCAAGTGAGAAGTCTGTTCCGCTAAAGGTATTGTTACCAATAGTGAAATCATAACCACCCAATTGTTGTGCGCCTGTTACGTCGATAAAGCGAACAACGTCACCAACTTGCAATAATGCTGTTGATGCAATTGTTGCTACAGGAATTGCAGCCGCCGAAACGTCTGTAAGTGTTGCATCAATTGCGCCAACTGGACTATCAGAAGTATCAATAAGCGTGAAACCAGCATGAGCTGCGATTGAATCGATAGCTAATGTTTGGTCTGCGGCTGGATGATAATAAACTAAACCAAGTCCAGCTG